CTTCTCCCTTTCCTGCATCTTCATCGCCGACTGGCGGGACCGCTGTTTGATCCCCCTCCTCGACGCCATCGCCGACCATGACTAAGTCGTCGTCTTTTTCTTCGATTGCCATGTTCAAGACTCCTTCAGTCTACGCTACTTCAGATAGGCGATTACTTCTAACGGATCGCCTGTGATTTCTCCCGACAAATCCAGATCGTTGAACTGCACAAACAACGCTGAGTCTGACGAGTTGGGAACCGGGACCTCCCATCGATCTCCTCCATACTTCGGACAACGAACGAACATCCCGGGTTTAACCCACTTCCCCTCAGGCCACACTTCAAGGGTATCTCGGTTGCAGAAAGCAACAGGTCCAAGCAAAATGACTTTGGAGACTTGAGTATTCCATAACTCTGTCTCTCGAGATTCATCTGGAATGATGATTCCCTCTTTCGTTTGCAACATCGGTGTCCTAATTTGCACCAGAACTTTGGACCCGAATGGCTTGAGACCGGGATCAACGTCTGGGAACGCTTGATCAATAGTATCGTACGCTAAACTTGTACGACTCACTGCTCCGGCGTCAGCCAGTTTCAAACTACTTTGATTTGTCATCTGCTACTTCCTCTATCGCTTGCGTTAGCAACTGCTCGGCGAGTAACAGACCTTGATACGTTCCACATGCTTCACCATATCCGAATTCCGATTTATCCTTTGGTCTTCGCAGTGCTGCATCGGCGTACTCCATCTGCATACCCTTGAGCTTCCTAAGGTAAACTTCTAACTCGTGCATCCTACACCTTTATACGTGCGCGGGCAAGGACGCTATTTTCCACGACGGTGTGTCGGAACTGAATGAGATCCTCGACGACTATCGCTCGCACCTGACGGGCCACGATCATTATTGACCGTGCTTTTCCCGCTACCAACTCCGCTCGCCTTCTGCCCGAGCTTGCCGCTCGTTGCGAGATTATAATGTTGTCTCACGTACATGGTTTCTCTCCTTTATCTTCCGTAACTGGTTCCAACTCAATTTCTGAAGTGCCGAGGGATGATGTTTAATCCTATGGATTTATACCCGTTCCGGTCGACAGATTAGACTTGTTCCCAGCTTCCAATTCCGCTGCTGTTATCTGTAACGCCGTCAAGTTGTCCTGAGTATTTCGGCGTTCATCGGATGCCAGCTTAGTAGCGATGCGTTCATCTTCAGCGCGCTCGGTAAGCATAAGCTCTTCGAGCCGAGCAGCTCTTTTCTGAGCCAGTTCTGCTTCCAACATAGCCGCTTCGACTGCCTGCTCTCGCTCTTCCGCGGAAAGTTTTGCGAACTCGATTTGACCGTCCTGCTGTAATTCGATGCGCTTGAACTCTTGCGTCTGCGCATCGTCCTGCGTCTTGCGCTCCGTCTCCGCTTGCGCGTTCGGATCCAACGGCATCTGCGGAGGTGGAGGCTGAAACTGTTGAAGTGCCTGCATGGTCTGCTGAATGATCTCCGGCATAGACTTGAACACTTCGGCAGAGCGCTCCATGACCGTTCCCGATGCCGCCGCGAGTGTCTTGGACAATTCCTTGCGCGTCGCTGGATCCTGTTCCTCCATTATCTTGCGCATTCCCTCCTCGTCGCTCTCCGTTGCTTCCATCATCAACTCGTAGTTGCTGTTGATGTACCAGAGAACCATATGTTCCTTGATATGTTCCAGAACTGATGGCATGAACACCGGAGCAATGATCGGGCTCTGTCCAAACTCCACGCTCATCAGGTAATCTATGTGGACCTGGAGGTGAGCGAGGTGTTCTTGATCGGGGAACGCAGCGACGGGACGGCCGAGGGACATCGCTGCGTTTTCGTTCACTGCGTTCTGATTCTGCGGTAGGTCCTCCGGGATTAGGAGCTCGTCCGGATTCGGTATCTTCGTACGCTCCAGAAGACGCTTCTCCACGACGCGCCGATTGTACAGATCCGGCAGTGCATCCGCTCTGTCGGCCACGATTTGCAACTGCGCGAGCCGCTGCACGTCGCTGAATACTTGCGGGTCCGCAGTCGGTACGACATCCATCGGTCCCTGGAAGTCATCACGATACGCGAGCAGTTCACCGAGCTCGTCAAGCATTTCGTCATCGGTGACGTACATCTTGTTGATGCGATACAGAATCTCGATGACCATTGTCATGGAGTGGTACGAACGGAGGTGGATGGCCGACATCACCTGCATCCCTTCCTCTATCATCGCGAGCGTAGTGCCGACCGGCATGTTCGGGTTCTGATCGTTCAGATGTTCGAACGTCGTGCGGACAACTCCCCGACCAGCGTCAACGCAGAACCCCAGAAGCTGGAACAGAACCGGGCTCGGCGGATTGAACGGCAACGGCATGAGCAGTTTCCGAATGTCGTCTCCGGCAATACCACCATCGATCTCCGCTATCTCTGTCGCCTGGATCTCGGTCTTGGTCTGTCCCATGAAGTTCGCACCCTTCAACCTGATGGCTGTCGGGATGTTGTTCACGTGCGCGGAATCCAAAAGCGCGCGGAGCGCACCTGTCGCGGACCCCGCAAGGCTACCAATCATCTGACCGAGACCGATTGAGTACGCTCCGCGCCAAGGAATGAATCCAAACTCGACCATCCACTGCATCCGTTCTTGGTACTCGTCCTCCTGTTCCCAGTTGCGCACGACCGCGATAATCTTGTTGGACGGTTCGTCCAGACTAATAAGGTACGGAACAGCGAAGGCGAGGTCTTTCTCTTCGTCAAAGTTTATATTGCAACTGATCTCGTGGACGACGCGCAGACCGTCCTCGTTGTAGAAGTCATAGTCTTCCTTCCCCTCCACTTTGTCCGTGGCTTTCTGTGCATCAGTTGCCTCGGGCATCTGCGCGTTGACCAGCGGAGTGATGTCACGGTACATGCCGTCCTTGACGCGAGCTTCAAACTCCATCTTGGTGATTGGCTCGTGGTATGTCTGTCGCTGTGCGGTGTAGAAGTTGCTCGCACTGTAGGGAATGGATATTTGATCCTGCGGAACGTACATCGGAACGGGACGTGTCTTGCGCTTGGACCAGTCGGGCGTGAGCCGGATGTACTGCGATCCAGACAACGCCAGTTGTGGAAGAAGTTGTTCGAGCTCTGGACGGAACTCCTTCATCTGCTTCAGGAACTGCCAGTTCATATAAGCCTTGACTCGATCCGCCTTCTGTAAACGCTCCGGCGTTATGTTCTCGCCTGGGATGTACGATCGGACCGGACCGTCCGGCGGCATCAATTCCTTAATCGCACGAGCGGAGTAGTCCACACTCGATTCGGTAAGCATCGGATGCACGACACGACTGGCTCCGGTGAACTCCGCTCCACCCGGAGCTTCCTTCCCGAGTCCGGTACGCTTAATCGCTTCGGCGTACTCTTTGTCTCTTCGCTTGCGCGCCTCCTTGTCTCGCTTGATGGCTTCTTGCAGAGTCGTTGCGAGTTTCGTCAAGTCTTCGTCACTGAACTTGTCAACGATGTTGTCGTAGAATTCGTAAGTCTTCTCGGCTTCCTCCTCGCCCATCTTGACGATCGCGCCGCCGTCATCCGTATCCACCACGTCGGACGGAGGTGGTTCAAACTGCATCACTTGTGATTCAGGTGTCGCCATCAGTTGCTCTTCCTTCTAGATGAAGCTACTTCATCGGCCGCTCTCACGACCGTACCTTCCAACACGCAAGCCGGACATCCGTTGTGCATCGACAGAGCAGGTCCACCGAAGATACTCAGCACTCCGACGAACAGCGTGTGCATCACCTCCGTGTATGCGTCCATGTCACCGGCAAGAATCAAGTCGCGTCGTTCGTCGTCCGTCAACTCGCAGTCAGCGCCGAATCCACGCTCTATCATCAGCGCACGAACGACCGACTGATGCGGATCACAGAACTCGACCGACTGAACGTTCGGACCCTCGCCTCCGCAGTCCGGACACTCTATATGCTCAACCGTCATACGGATTACCTCCTCGTTCTTTCTTCTTGGCTTTCTCCGCAGCCATCCTCGCCTTCTGTCGCTGCACTTCGATTGGATCCTTCTTGATTGTGAGCGGACCGATGTACTGGTCCATGAACACGCGCATCGCCTGAGTGGACGTGTCCATCAGATCGTCACGTTCTATGCTTCCCTCCCCGATGAAGCTACAGACCTGAGTGATGCACGGATCCATGTACGACTTCGGTTCGCCTGGAGTAGTGTCGCTCTCTATGCACCATACTCTACGATGCGCCCACATCGGCGAGGTGAGATGCAGACGCGTGAGCTTGTCCGCGTTCCCTGGATTGTATCCGGTGGTGAGTATGTCCTCCGCGGCGAGAGACTGCATGAGGCTGATGCCGGAAGCCTTCTCCTCGATGAGTATCATGTCGATCTTCTTACCCTGATGCTTCGGCTTGTTCTTCGCACGAATGCCGGATGGTCGCAGCATCGGCTCGTCGCTGTCGCCGTATGTCAGGCGTCGTTCGCGCTTCACCTTCTTGATCAGGTCGGGCAGACCGAGCCACTCTTCCCACGCATCGAGTAACATCACATGGAATTCTTTCTTCCACGTGAATCCACCCCAGACCGTGCAAGCTGTCGGATCGTTAGTCTGCTTCTTCTTGTCGTGCTGCTTCTCACTGAACGCAGTGTCCAACGACATGAGGATAACTTGGAACTTCGGCAGAGGCTTCTTGTCCGGCCAGATGCGCCACCACGAGCGCTTGACTATGCCTTCCTCTTCCGGGTCGAGTAGTTCACCCCACAGTTCTTGACGCCCGACCTTCGTCCCCTCGTACTTCGCCACGTTGTCAAAGAAGGACTTCGTCAAGTTCTCTCTGTTCTCGTACGTACTGCCGACGATGGTCGAACTGTGCTCGTCCTTCACCAGTCTCCGCATGAACGGCGTCGGCTTCGGTGTGCCAGTCCACAGAACCTGCGGATGCTCGCCGAGTCGCAGTCCGAACCAGAGATTGTCCCACGCATCCTGCGGATACTTCCACGATGCGATCTCGTCACACCATGCCTTGTGATGCTGCGGTCCGCGAAGCCGTTCCGGAGTGTCTCCGGCGAAGCCACGAATGAACGTGCCGTTCCATAACGTGAGAGATGGAAGCGAACTGTTCGTGTCGGCGATAAGGATAGGGGGAACCACGGAGTAGAGTCCGGTCGGTCCTTCAAAGCAAGTATAGCGAACGTCGTCGTGAGTCGGAGCGACTACCGCATACAATCCAGGGATTGAGCATGCCTCTCCTCCGAGCCAGTTCGCAGCAGCGAGTGTTTTTCCGAAGCCTCTTCCACTCCGGATTCCCCATATCGTTTTCTTGAACTCCTCGAACTCCTTCGGCGGTAGTTGCTTCTGTCGGGCGAGCGACTTCCACATCATGCGCCACCGAAGGAAGTGCAGTTCCTCTTCTGTGAACTCCAACAGATCGCTCTTGTACTGAACGAGCGCCTTCGGCACGTTGTCCATATCGATCTTCGGGACAACCGAGTAGTCGAACGCGGAGAACTGTTGGAGGTCAGGCATTGCGCATCAGCCTCCAGTATCGCCACGCAGCGAACGGAAACCTCGCAACGAACGAAACGTGTTCGCATACACCGCGAGGATTCACGTACGAGTAGCTGTTCACTGCGAACCAGAGCATCGCTATCTCGCTCCTCCGAGCATGCTCTTACATATCGCACTGAAGATGGCGTCCTTCGTGCGGTCGTGTATATGTAAGGTGTGATACGGCACGAGGCACGGATGCGTTTTCGCAGTCTCGTCCTTCAGGTTACCGAACACCCATCCTTCCTCGGTCTTCTTCGCCATCCAACTCTTGTGGCTGTCTTCAGGTGTGAACGACGGATTGTGATAGTGCTTCAGCACTCCCTCGTAACACGACTCGCGTTGCCAGTCCGGAGACTGATCCCAGGGTTGATGACTGTGATCACTCATCACGCCGACGCAGTACGCTCGGTTCACTTCGTGGCACGTCCGCGCTATCAGCCAGAGCAGTTCGTTACCGACGAGCATCTGCGCGGACGGAGGTAGCTTCACCGAAGACAACTGCTCTTCGGGTGTCTGCACTACCGCGCCGTCCTCGAACTTCTTCCCCTCGAAGAGCTCGTCCGCCGTGTCGAAGTGTGCCTGGACTTCGTCCTCGCTCAGTGGCTTGCTGTGCGGGTCCAACTTCCCCGGAAGCATCTCACCGACCTCGTTCTGTTCCAGCGCCGGAGGCGGAAGCTCGTTGTTACCCTCCGCCGGATTGCGTTCGTCGCTGATCGGTTGCTTCGGGCAGTGCGGAAAGTGTTTCCCTTCCGTTCCATGGCACACCGGACACTTCTCCGTCGCGTCGCTGCGCGATTCGTTACCTTTGTTCAGGTCCGCGACGTTGACAGTTTCAATGTCGTCCGTCGTTAGTACGTTTCTTCCCTCTTCCACGTCGTTCCCCTTATCCAGTTACGTGTTTGACTGCCCACATGACAGCCTCTTCCATCTTCGTTTGCGCAACGCTGAGCTCCCTGCTCGCCTGTCCCGCCGGACTGTCCTGTAATGTCTCCGGCGTTCCGCCGACGGCATGAAGCAGACGAACGAACGCCAGTCCCGCGTCCTTAATGTCCATCATCTGTATCTTCTCCACCTCGGTCAGCACCTTGTACTGATGCCGCATCAAGTTGTTCACCGTCCTGTCGTCGCTCGCACTGCTCACTGTTTCACCCATCACTTCCTCCTGTTAGCCTTTCGGCTCTTCCTCTGCTGTTTACCGCGCACTCTGCTCTTCGCGCGGCGTGTCTTGAACCACGGTTCTTCGTCCCCGACTCCCACTGTTCTGTGCTTGCCGTGACCTTGCTCTCTCTTCTGCCTCATGCCTTGCTCTCTTCGCCCGAAACACTAGGCGACTGTGAAGGAACTCCGCCGCCTCACGCGCGGACAGAGTAAGGTCCCTCGGATCGATCGCTTCCAACGCCTCGCGCTGAAGCACCCTCGTCGGCGCTCTTCCATTCCCTTCTCCGCGAAGGCTCTTCGTCGGTGGAAAGAGATACAGGATGCCTCCCTTGTGCGCCTTCGGTAGTGTCCATCGGTACGCTCGTGCAAGTGGGTAATCCTCAAGTTGTTCACGCGATGTCTTCACTTCACCTTATGATATCGTATGCAGCCGCCGGGAAGCTGATCTACTGGACGGTTAGGTTGACCGGCGAGGCAGGCTTAGGGTTGACTGTAATCCCCACGCTCTCCGTCTCGCTGTCCGTCCCGACAATCTTGCTCGCCTCGTTACTCTTGTCCGACTCCACATCAAGTTGATTGTACGCAGTGGACGTGAAGAACCACGTTCCCGGAATGAGCGGCGACACGATGTGCGTCGTCGCGTTCGGGTCTTGCAGATCAATGATGTTCTCGTACGGTCCGCCTTGCGTCTGGTCGTAGTAAAGCTTGAATCCCTTCGGGTCAGTGTACGGTGTTCCGTCTGTGTTCTGTGTCGGAGCCGTCCACGTGAGCAGAGCCGAGCTCGACACCCACTCGCACTCAATGTTATACGTCGCGCTTCCACTGATGGCTGGCAGTGTCTCCGTTCCGGCCGGTCCCTTACTCCCGGACCAGTCACCCGACGCGAAGCAACTGTCGGCGAGCGGCGACGTGTCCCACGTTAGGACGGGGATCACCGTCTCCACGCCGGACGTCACCTCCGCAGTGAACGTGATCGTGTTCTGCGCGGAGACTGGCAACGCCAGAAGTAAGAGGAGGAAGCTGAGCGGATAACCGAAACGGAGACCGTTGGAGATTGTTAGACTTACTCGGCCCGCTCCTTGTGTTCTCAGCTTCCCCATCACAAGAGGAAGCGGAGTGGCTCTAGGCTTCGTCGCGGGCAAATGCAAAACCACCATCTTCAGGCCTCTTATGAGAATCAGTGTGAGTTTCATAGTCAGTCTCCAACAGTTGTTAATCAATCTTGCGACTCCACCGTACCTTCTCCACTTCCTCATGTCATGCTCCTAGTCTGGGTCTGGCTTGTTCTTTATCATGCCGAGGATGGACGACACGACGTCCTCTTTGGTTTCCTCGTCCAAGGTGAGCGGTCTTCCCACACTGCCGGACAGTTGAGTGCGCTCCTTGTACTTCTCTGGTCTGTTCCCCTTCATTAACGTGGTGAGCAAGGCATCGGAGTAGTCGGTGTACTCGCCAGTTATCTCTCCCTGATAGATGATCGGACGCTCGAATCCTTCGATCCCTCTCCTCCTGGCCTCGCGCTCCATCAGATCGTTTGCCATTGTCAACGCAGTCTTGCAGTCCTCGTTGAACGATTCGTCTTCTTTCTTCCATCGGTAGTATGTCTTATAGGTTATTCCAGCGGCAAGCGTACCGTCGCTGATTATGCCATGCCGCGCGAAGGCACGGAGGAACACCATCTTCAATTCTATGACCAGCTTCGGCGTCCACTTCCTGTCCTCCATTTCGAAGTAGTCTATGATCTCTGCTCTGTTCGTCTCCGGCTTCCTGCGAGTGGGACGCTTCGCCTTCCGCTCTGCCTTCGTCGGCTTCCGTGCCTTCTTCGTCGCCACTCCCTTCCTCGCGCGCGAGGTTGTCCCCTTCGCTCGTCGCGAGACGGAGCCCTTCGCTACAGGCTTCTTCGCTCTCTTCTTCGCAGTCTTCTTTGTTCGTTTCTTCGTCACTCATTGTGTTCCCATGTGATATTCAGCGGAGAGCGACACATCGAGTCAGCGGGAACTTGGCCGACGAGGAGGAAGTACCAATACTCGCTGCCTGAGTGGAACCGACACGATCCGCCGCTCTCCTGGGAAGCAATAATGCACCGACATAATGGGACGAACAAGCGATACGAGACGATACGACAGTGATACACTTGGACACGGCAATGATACTGGTGATACAGTGATACAGACTATATATTATAGATAGAAGTAGAGGTGTAGATAGAAAGTAAAGTACATACTAATATATAAAGTGTGACAGTGGAAGCAGTGGCTAGGGTATGGACGCGTACACCTGTATCAGCGCATCAAGTGCATCGGTTGGTATAGTTGATGAACGGTCTCGCGCGTAACGTGTTGTATTGCCTGTCGTTGCGCGTGTTACACGCTATAAAGTACAATAGCGGTCGGGCGTTGCACTAGCAGCGCCACGCTACGAATCACGAGGGAGGGAGTACCAGATGGGCGATGTAAATCAGGGTCATGCTGCGACGCGCAAACTGCGCGATCAACACAACGTAGTCCGAAAAACTAAGGTCGCTGAGTTGTTTCAATCACTGCACGACGCGGCCGAGGCGATACCGTTGCGCTCAAAAACGCAGTATCCAATCTACGTAGAAGCGAGGACACTCTATCTATTGCGAGGCATCGCAAACTTAGAGGATGTGAGTGTGCAGGATGTTATCCGACAGGCTCTGCAAGATGGCATCGACAAGCGACTGAAGAAGATACCTAGAAAGAAGCGAGGTAAGACCGCGCGGAGTTCTTAACCGTGTCGCGGGAGGACACACTCGCCATCGTTAGACGCGAGGACTTGCGAGCGAGCGGACTGGGAAAGCCGAACGTCATCCGACGTCTCGGCATCAGTAAAATGCTCACTGCTCAGCAGACCAGCGCGGCGACCGGGGTAGACAACGCCGTGAGCTACGAGATACCATATCTCGGACCGAACGGGGAGGACCTGCGATATCGGAGGTGGAAGTTGATTCCACTGACCGACGACGTGGGAATCAAATATTACCAGGACGAGAAGACGATACCGCGATTGTATCTGCCTCCACTCGTGGACTGGACCAAGATCTGCGCAGACCCATCCATCAGGCTCATAATAACGGAGGGCGAGAAGAAAGCCGCTTGCGCAACGCTGATGGGATTGCCGTGCATCGCGCTCGGTGGAGTGTGGAGCTTCACCAGCAAGCGATGGCATCTGAAAGAGATAGCGGACTGGGGATGGTTCGAACTGAAGGACAGAGAGATAGAGGTATGCTACGACGGAGACATGTACACGAACGACAACGTGGCGAAGGCACTCGACTCTCTTACATCCATGCTCACGCGAAAGGGTGCGCGTGTGTTCATCCGCAGACTGCCAGCGATGGAGGGTATCAGCAAGCTTGACGACTTCCTGGTCCAGCGCAATGTGAACGAGTACCTTCGCCTGGACTGCCCCGAAGCGGACAACAGTGTGCAGATGACGAACCTGAACGACGACCTCGTTTACATCAAGGACATCCGCTCTTACTTCAGTACGCACGAGCGCATACTCTACGGAGACAGCCGCTCACTGAAGCGCAGATACGGAAGCACTACTATACTGAGTGAAACAGGGAAGCCGATCGCAGCGATCGATGAGTGGGTACGATGGCCGCACATGAGGATGGCCGACCGAATGACGTACATGCCTGGAGAGGATGCGTTCGTGGATGGAGCGGTCAATGACTGGCGCGGATGGGGAGTGAACCCGAAGCGAGGGAACACGAAGATGTTCGTGGAGCTGATTAAAAGCATAGAAGGATGGGAGTGGTTCCTTCAGTGGCTGGCGTACCCGATCCAACATCCCGGCACGAAGATGTTCAGTGCCGTGCTGCTCTGGTCTATTGAACAGGGGACCGGCAAGACATTCATCGGCGACATAATGCGCGACATCTACGGAACGAACGCCAACGTCATCACGTCGGTGGAACTGCACGACGACAGTTTCGTATGGATGCGCAATAAACAGTTCGTCCTCGGCGAGGAGGTGAGTCAGACGCGCAGCCGCGCGGATGCCGGGATGCTGAAGCACATCATAACGGGCGACTCCATAACCGTCAACGAGAAGTACGTGCCGACGTTCGCACTGCCGAACTGTTGTAACTTCATGTTCACCAGCAATAAACCAGACGCGATCATACTCGACAGAGGAGACCGACGCTTCTTCGTCAGCAAGTTGGATGCGAAGCGGACGCTGAAGTGGTGGAAGGAACTCGACCGATGGCGACACAAGGAGGGAGGACCAGCGGCGTTCATGCACTACCTACAGAACAACGTGGATTGTGCGAACTTCAACCCGAGAGCGCAGCCGCCGGAGACAGACGAGAAGGTACTGATGAAGAGCGCCGGACTGACCAGCGTTCAACAGTGGGTCGGCGAACTGATGGAGGACCCGGTCAGTGTGATCGCGGAGAAGTTCGACGAGGAAATTGCCAAGTCAACCATGCGACGCGACGTGTTCTCGGTTACACAGATACTGAACTGGCTTCCGGAAGACTTGCGCCTGACGAACCGAGTGCAGTTATCCAACGCACTGACGATGCTAGGTGCCGTGCGAAACAAGAGTCCTGTCCGCCTGGAACGAGGGAAGCAGATCCGCCTCGTGGCGATACAGAACGTGGACTACTGGCGCGAGCGCGTCGGTGTGAATAAGGAGTGGGCTGCGAACTACGAAAAGAAGCTCACGCCAATCGGTAAGAAGCAAGACAAGAGGAGGAGAAAGTGATGGAGCGATACAAGAAGGGTTGGAGCGATCCTAGAAAGTGGAGCCGACTGAGGCTCAAATTGTGGTGGATGACGAGGAGAAAGTAATGGACGAAGACGTAATCATAACGACCGAAGTGTTGAAGGAGGCCAAGGAAGAACTGAATTCAGTGGGGAGCGACCACGTCCAGCGACTGGCGAATACGTTGTGCATCTTGTTGGATGGATTCCTGGATAAACTGATAGAGGAGCAGAGCAGATGAGAATGAAGAACGAGTATTGGATTGCCTTGTGGATGGTGATCGCGATCGTTGTAGTGGTGATCCTACTGCGAGATGATCGGGACGATCACTGGAGCATGGTGTATGAGGCAGTGCAGACGCCGGAAGTTCCGGGCGGACAGCGGAGGCTAGTCCTGTTCAACGAGGACGGGTTGACGCGATGGCAATGCACGGACCTGTTTGATGAGCATCTGCGCAGACTGAACAACAACGCGTCGGTGATCGAGTATGAGATAGGGTGCGGGCATCTGCGCACGAGGGGACGAGGCACTGAGTTCCAGTATCAGAACCAGTGGTTGATACCATAACAACGAGGGGGAAGTACCGATGAAACTGAAAGTGACATACGAGTTGGATACGAGGGAGGGAGTGGCGGAACTGCTCGCGGTGACGAAGCACTTGGAACTCATGCCGTTGGTGACCGGTTCAGAGAAGACGTACGAAAACCGCGCGGAGTTAGCCGACTGCCTGGGATGGGCGGACATCGCAGTTACGTTCGCGCAGAACCGCGGAAAGGATGGGTACGACGTGGAGGTGCAAGATAACGACGGCATCATAGTGAAGACGTTCATGTATCTCCACGAGTGGACAGGATACGCCACTCCATTCATCAACGAGCAGGATGCGATGGGACTGATCAATTACATGATCGGCCTGAATACTACGGCGGAGGGGATGCGAGATGGCACAACAATCCGGTGAGGGACTAGAGAACTGCGTGGAGTGCGGCAACGTGGTGAGCATGATGTACGTTCTGAACGAGGGCGACATCTGGTGCTTGACATGCTGGGACGCGAAGTGCGAAGAGGAGGAGGAGGAGAGTGCGGGCAAAGATGAGCGGACTTGAACTTGAACCGGGAAGCATCTACGTTCACGACCAGAATAGAAGCGAGTATGTAGTGGAGATGGTTGCGCGCAATCCTAACACGCTGAAGCTCGCGGTGG